TGGTTAAGGGACGCCGGGGAACCGACGCCCCGGTTAATTACTCGCTTTCTGTGTATTCCTCAATAATCAAATCGTCCTGCCCTCTTTTAACTTCTTCAATGAATCCTTGGAACCCGTTTTTCTTGGCAATATCAATAATTGCTTGCAATCTCTTTTCGCCCAAACTTTCGCCCCTCGCAATGCGGAATACTTTCACGGTTGGGTTACTTGCTATAATCAGTTTTGCGGCAACCTCCATTATCTGCGAATCTGAAACCTTTCCGGCGACAAATGGGACGTCATTTAATACTAACCCATCATCACTAAACGAAAGCCCGGAAATCGGTAATTTCGCCGACGAAATAAGTTTTTCACGCTCGGCGGATAATTCCGCAATTTCTGAATCCATCTTTTCCGCTTCTGCTTTTTTGTCGTCTGCTTGTTTTTTCTTTGAAAGATAATCGGCAACCTTTGCAGCCTTTTTGTTGTGTTCCTCGGCTTCTTTCAATTGTTTTTCTGTATCGAAATTATTCGGGTTCAAAGCCTCATAATCTGTTAACCATTTTTCGGCACTTGCTATTTTTCCCTCATAATCTTTCTTTTCTTCTTCAACGACCGAAACGGTTTGTTTATACGTCTTTTCGGCTTCTTCCATTGCTTTCTTTGCCGCCTCAATTGCTTTATTGTATGAATCTTTGGCGGCTGCCAAACGTACCGGAATCTCTGCCAATCTCCCCTTTCTTTCTTCCATACGTAAACGCACGCCCTTTGCTTTCTCAACCAACTTTGCGTTTTCCTGCTGTTCTTTCATCAGTTCCGTAATGTCCTTTGGTTTGGCATACGTTTTCAAATCCTGCGTTGTCAATCCCTGCCCGGCTGCATCTGATATTGATTTGTAGGTTTTCAAATCTCGGTTTACTCCGGTACGTTCTGTTTTAAGCCCGGCAACGGTTGTATCAATTTCGGCAATCCTTGTTCTTACTTCTTCCGGCAACAAAGACTTTACAACCTCAATTTGCTTTCTGCGTCCCTCGGCGGTTTCCGACCAACGGGAAAATTCCACGGCGTCAAAATCTGTATAACCGAAAATCTTTTGCAACATAGAAACGTTATCACTTTTCATTCCGGTTGTCTTTGATTTAATTGATAACGTGCCACGTGGGTTTGCTTTTGTGAATTTCAATTCAACCTCATATTCCTCTCCGTCGTCGCCGACAATCATTTTTGCAAAACCTTTGCTTTCTCCATTCTTCAATACGGCGTCACGGTTCCCGGTCAACAAAGCCCCAATTGCTTTTAATACCGTTGATTTTCCCAACTCATTATCCCCGGTAATGAAATAAACATTACCGTCAAAATCTGCGTTAAACTCTTTAATTACTTGGAAATTTACCAATTCTAATTTCTTTACTATCATAATGCTCTCGGTTTGTGCCTTTCGGCGGTTAATATTATTTTGTTAATTCTCTCATTCTTTGGTATATCATTGTTTGCACCTTAGCCAGTTCGTTGTTATTTCATGCCACAAAAATACGGTAAATATTTTAATTACCAAAATTTTTATCTTTTATTTTGTATTTGCGGCAAAAAAATATTCCCGATACGGCGTAATGTCGTACCGGGAACAATCAAAACAATTTCATTTGTGTATCGGTCAATACAGCAACGACCGCATCAACTTTGCGTTCCCAACTTTCTAACGTTGCCAATTTCTCCGGGGTTGGGTTCCGTTTGTAACGTCTTTGGCTATGCCTCATCTGTTTTATAGCATTTATAAAATCAGTATATGTAACCATTTCCTGATATTTAAAAACATATCCACCAGCTTTCCCCCTTTGACCTTTTAGGCATTTTGAAATACTAGTTCTATCGACCCCCAATATAATAGATGCCTCTATTATTGAATTAAAATACACATTAATTTCGCCACTTATTGCAACTATTTTTTTTTCATTATGTGATTTTCTGTTTTCTATACTTCTCTTTTTTGTGATAATATTATTCGCGTTTTCTACTGGTGTAACCCAACGCAAATTTGAAACATAATTATTCCTCTTATTACCGTCGATATGGTCAACACATGGTTTGTTGTCCGGGTTCGGAATGAAAGCGACCGCAACTAATCTATGTATTAATTTTGTAACATATTTATTACCGATACGTATATTAACCTGTTCATATCCATTAGAATGGATACATTTTTTTAGAAAGTTATTATCATGCTTTATATTCCCAAAATTTGATATGTAATACGATGGAAATATTTCTTTATATTCTTCAAATTCTAATCCCATAATCTATTATGTAAATAATTCGGTAAATTACTTTTTATCCAATCCATATTGTTAGCTAACATATAACGTCCAAAGTGCATTATCAAAGTTGCATCGCATGAATACATAGTTTGTTTTATCTCTGGATATAGTGATTGTGCTATATCTTTATATCTTTTTTTTCTGTCTTTTTTATCTTCATTTTTTATTCTTATCCTTAGTTTTTGCTGCCACGAAATAGGGGCTATTAGAACAAACGGTATTTCGGCGACGGTTATAATGGCTTTCAATTGCTCAAAGTTTGCAAGCATTTTTTGTATGCGGTACAATTTACCCATATTTACGCCATCGGCACCAAGCGTTACATCATCCGGGCGCACGCTCAATTTTTCCAAAAAGACAATTGGCGAACAAATGGTTTTCAGATATTCCAAATAATTACGCAAATCTGTTAAATCCTTTGGCATTTGTATTGCCTTGATATTTTGATTTGGTCGCCATGTTACAATACCGCCATTGCTTCCCGGGTCAATTCCCACTACTGCTGAAATTCTTATATTTTTTTCCATATATAACCTCCCGCTTTCTTTGATATCCCTTTTATATTATTTGAAATAGATGTTATAATTTTCATAATTAAAATAAAACTTGCTGTCTTTGAAACTCAATTAATCTTTTCTTTGCTTGTTCATAATAAACCGGGTCTTTTTCAATTATAGTTAAATCAAAGCCCAATTTATGTGCGGCTATTGCATGGCTCATACTTCCGCCGTGCGTGTCCAATATCCTTTGACCGGGTTCTGCAAAATTTTGTAATAGCCATTCATATAATATTATTGGTTTTTGTGTGGGGTGTATTTTTTTTTCTTTGAATGAACTTTTACCTTGTAAATTTCCATAATATCTATAATCAAAACATTTTGCAGGACAATTAAAATTAGTCCACGCAAACTCACCATCTGAAAAGTTAGGAACCGGATTTTGTTTGTACCAAAATATAAAACATTGGCATGGAGGCAATTTATAATAATTTCCACCCCATATTATACATTTATTAGAAATTCTGAAAAGTTCGTCAAAATAAATATCATTTGGTATATCATTATCCCAATTCTTTTTTTCATGCTTTGACCTTGCAGGTTTTGCAGCGTAATCAATTCCGTATGGCGGGTCAACAATTGCCAAATCAAAAGATTTATCACTTTGGGATTGCATAAACTCCATGCAATCCCCGTTTATTAATGTTATGTTTCCACATTTTTCAATTTTCATCTTTATATCCTCCCGCTTTTGTAAAATAACCTATTACGCCAATTATAAAGCAAACAATAAATAGTTCCATATTTAAAACTTCATGTAGTTATCAACTTGCATTTCCTCGGAAATCATCCGGTCAAATGCTTTTATAATCTCCTTTTTCCGGGCAACTTCAAACGCCGTAAAATCAATTTCCGGGCTTTCGGTTCCTTTTCGGCGAACTTGAAACGCTGTATATTGGTTTATCATTCCACGGGCTACACGCTGCATATACCGGGCAAACGCTTCTTTGCGGTCGTCCTCTTTAACTTGTACATCATCAGCCAACCCGCATTTTTGCAACCATTCATACAAAAACATATCATCAGTTAGCCCCAATATTAATTTCCCGGTGTATTTGTAGCAAAGGAAAATATAACGGTTCCGCCATTGTCTTTGTATCTCAAATCTCCGGATTTGCTCCGGCGAAATTTCATTGTTTTTTTCCGGTATAGCTTTGTATGCTTTGTCAATTACATCTGTCTGCTTTTGCTTGTATGCTTTCAGAATCTTTGCAAAGTAATCGGCGTTGAACTGTTGATAATGGTTTTTGTCCGGATTCCCTTGTTTATCTTTCGGCAAATATTCGTCTAACTCTCCGGTCGTCGCCAATTCAAAAGCCATCTTAATATCAGCCAACGTCATATCTGAGTAATAACGTTTCAGAATATCCAACAACCGGGATTGTATATAATTCCAATCATTTTCATTCTGTGGTATTATATAACCAACGTCTATTGCTATACGCTTAAACAGTAACGAAAGATTTTCAACTAATTTTGCATCGTCAATTTCCGCAATTGGTGTTTTTGTTGACGCTGCGAAAACATATTTTTCAACTGGGTTTAATGCTTTGGCAACCTCCGGCAATTGCATCATTCTACGGCGTACTTCAATGGCTTTTGTTCCGGGCTTGGTATTATATATTTCTAAAGCCGTATTTTCTTTTTTTTCAATAGCTCCCATATCAATCAAAATCATTGTTTAAATACTTCATCATATCCGCAATTTCTTTGCTGCTTTGCTGCTCTGTCTTTACGGAACGTTTCATTTTTTCCCATTTTTCGTATTTTTCGGGGGTTGAATCATATTCTAACGCCGCCCAACCTTTTGAAATGCTTTCTTTTATCAGAATCAGCGCAAATTCTTCCGGGTATTTACTCAAACCATTTAAGTTTGCTTGTATCGCTGAAAAACTCTTTTGCGACGTTCTCCATTTCGGTTGACACATCAAAATATAAAAGTTCCGTTTAAATTCATCGCTATCAAATGGGAATACAAGTTTTGCAAAGTAATTATCAACTTTATCAATTACTTGTTTTCTGACGTCCAACAATTCCGGGGTAAACCCATAAACAATACTTGCTTTAACTGTTTTTTCTTCGTTTGAAAAATTGTCTTGTGAAAATCCGTTTGGATTTTCTTTTGAGGCTTTAGCCTCTTTCTTCATAGTATTATTAATATTATTATTATTAATATTATAGTCTTGTAGTCC